CAATGATGAAGTTGAAGCTGAAGATGAATTAGAGGCTGATGAATTGGAGAATCCTATCACTGCCAGCCGTAGGCGTAGGGCCATGCGGCAGCGCCTTGCCAGACGGCGACGCTGGGCTAACGATGAAGTTGAAGCTGAAGATGAAAGTGCAAAAGAAGCTGTAGAAGAACTTGAATCAGAATTGAATGAAAAATTGGCTGAAATTGAAGAGCAGATTGCGAATTTGGAAGAAAAGCAGTCCAGTAAAAAGGCTTCTTGGAGACGGCGGGCAAGTAGGTATCGTACGGCCAATGATGATGCTAAGGAAGCCGTCGAGGAATTGGGAGCTAACGTAGATGAAAAATTGGCTGTAATCGAAGAAAAACTTGCTGAGATTGAAAAGGTGCAGTCCAGTAAGAAAAGTGCTTCGTGGAGACGGCGACGTTGGGCAAATGACGAAGTTGAAGCCAATGATGAATTGGAAGCCAATGATGATGAAATCGAAGCTGATGATACTGTAATCGATGCTATCACTGCCAGCCGTAGGCGTAGGGCCATGGCCAGACGGCGACGCTGGGCAAATGACGAATTGGAAGCCAATGATGAAGTTGAAGCTGAAGATGAATTAGAGGCTGATGAATTGGAGAATCCTATCACTGCCAGCCGTAGGCGTAGGGCCATGCGGCAGCGCCTTGCCAGACGGCGACGCTGGGCTAACGATGAATTGGAAGCCAATGATGAAAGTGCAAAAGAAGCTGTAGAAGAACTTGAATCAGAATTGAATGAAAAATTGGCTGTAATCGAAGAAAAACTTGCTGAGATTGAAAAGGTGCAGTCCAGTAAAAAGGCTTCTCGGAAACGGCGACGTTGGGCAAATGACGAATTGGAAGCCAATGATGAATTGGAAGCCAATGATGACGAAATCAAAGCTGATGAGGATCTTATTAGCGAAGACACCGAAGTTGCCGATGATTTGTTCGGGCCAACGGATGATCCGATGGGAGTTGAAGGCAACGAAGATCTTTTGACCGCTGAAGACGATGCTTTGTTGGCGGCTATTTTTGGGAAGTCTTCTAAGAAAAAGGCTGATGACGAAGTCGAAATTGAAGCTGATGACGAAATCGAAGCTGATTTTGAAGAGTCCCCTGTAGCCACTAAGAAAAAAGCTTCCCGAAAGCCACAGCCTCGCAAGGCTTCCCGTGGCCCCCGCACCTTGGGTTCCCAGGTTAGGACTGCTAGCCAGAAAGACGAACTTGGTGAATTGTCCGCCCTTTGGCAGACAGCCCCCGACGTTTCTGACGTGTTTAAGTAGTGAATCTAGCCTCTTATAGATAGACAGCTCTCACATCCTCGAAATATTTATCTCATGGATAAAATAATTTACGTTATTTTGTCTATAAACACACTAATCATAGTGTAGGGTGATTGCAATTAAAATCATCTTGCAGGTTCCACGGCTTTTTTAGGATCGCCGTGGGTTGTTACCATCATCCAGTGTCACCTGTAACAAGGTGCGGGAGGGAGTACTATGCCACTGCATGGGCAGGCTTCTGGGGGATGGACGGAGAGTTCTTCAGCATTGAGGATTTTGAACCTTGGCGTTCGGAATACCCTTGCAGTGTTGACGAATGATGCGTTCACCCAGAACAACCCTACGGCGGTCGCCACTAACGTATCCACCCGAGTTGACCCGATTTCGAGCGGCGTCCTCTCTGGTTCCGTTGCGTTTGTACGACCGGACGCGGGGTCGAACTTTATTGGGGGGCCGGGTTCTAATGCGGTCCAGACGGCAATTCAAGGTAATGTACTGCAAAGGCAGGGTTATCGGCCTCTGGGCGTGTTTATCAACTCGGCCAATGGCAACGCCTTCGAGAATATCCCTGGTGTAGCCTCTGGGCTTGGGCCATATGTATCCGCAGGGGGTACTTATGGTGACAGCCTGTATGAAACGGCACTGATCGGGGAGACTGTTGCTGGCGATCCAGCCGCAGGCGCAGTTCTAGTTTACGTTAGCGGCCAACGTCTAATTGCGTCCCGTAACGGGTTCTTGATGCCAGCTACCATTTTGAATGTTGCTGGTAATGCAATCGTCAGTACCGATGATATCACTGTGACAGCAGAATCTTTTGTAGCTAATGCTGATAACAGTTCGACTACCATCGGGATTCTGAAGATGCCACCCGATGCGACGCAAATGGAATTGGTCTTTGACGCAAGAATTTAATGGAGGTGATGATCATGGAAAATACCGTTTCCAATGCTGTACGGCAGCGCATCATCTCTGAGTACATCAAGACCCCTGCCGGTCGTCAGAAACTGGCAGCGTCGATGACTCAACCGTTGCGTCTTCGCCGAGATTATGCCGCAGTAGCCCGAAAGACCTTCTTGGTCGAACAGCTTCCTGACGGCGCTATTCCGATCTATGACAAGGATCCTGATGTTACCGCTTATGTGGTTGGTGAAGAAGGCCAGAATATCATTGCCGTCACCAAGCCCCGTAGGGTGATTTTCCCCTTGTTTGAGATTGCGAGTAACCCTGAAATTCCTCTTACCCAAATTAAAGAACGAAGATTCGACTTGATCGAACGCGCTCAAGATTTGGCCCGTGCCCAAGTGCAGGCGGCAGAAGATGAGCGAGCTTTCGCTATTCTGGACAGCATTGCCACTGCCGGTTTTGACAGCGTTCCTGGTGGAACCAACCCCGATATTCCGGTCGTTGCGCCGATTTCTGGGGCTGTTCTGGCCGACGCTTTTGCCCTGGTTGAAAGACATGACCTGCGGGTCGCTCGTGTCTATGCGAACGCCCGTGATTACGCTGACCTGCGTAAATTTGGGCGGGATATTCTGGACATCGAGTCCCAGGGTGTCTTGCTGAAGTCTGGTCTTATGGCTACCTTGTGGGGTGCACAAGTTGTAACGTCCCGTTTGGTTCCAGCGGGAACTGTATACATCTGTTGTGAGCCCGAACACTTTGGTCGGATCCCCGTTCGTACTGAACTGACCGTTTTGTCGGCGGACGATCCCAAGGCCCGGACTATCGGTTTCAGCGTGTTTGAGAACTTGGGTATCGGAGCCTTCAACCCGAAGGGTCTGGCCCGCTTGACCATCGCTCGCTAACCGTTAGGTTCGAGACGGATTCTTTAACTGCCCTGGGAAGGGTTGTTATGAAACTTTTCCCAGGGCATTTTTTTTGTCAGGGGGTCTGGGATGGATATTTTAGGACGACATTTAATAGCGGATTTTTTCCAATTGTTCCCAGAATCTAAACGATCCTGATGTTATCATAAAAGCCTTGGATTTAGCTTGTGAAGTAGCTAACCTTACAGTTGTCAGTAAAACAGGACACCATTTTAGTCCTTACGGCGTTTCGGCAATGGTTGTTATCGCGGAATCCCATTTAGCAATCCATACTTGGCCGGAACATAAATATGCGGCTGTTGATGTTTTTACTTGTGGGGATGCTGTTGATCCTTATAAAGCATTTGAGTCATTAAAAAATAGTTTGGGGGGCCTCTTATATTGAAGTTAGGGAAATTCCTAGAGGTGTTCAAAATTTTAGGGTATAGTAAAGTGAAGGGCCGTAGGGCAATCTGAAAATCTAAAGGAGTTTGTGGTTATGGATTTCACACCAGGACAGTTTAAGACTTTGAAGATAATTAACAGTTTCCATTTTGGAGCTCTGGAGATGGATTTTAGGCAGGGGCAGGTTCTGGAATATGATGGCACCCTTTTGAGGGTAGGTTCTAATGAGTATAATGCCCCACAGTTGATATCAGCTATCCGGGCCGGTTGGCTACAGCTTGAAGGTGCTGAACCTAAAGCCATAACACCACAACCCATCGAGGTAAGGCCCGCCCAATCTATAGGCAATACTCGTGGGGATGTCATTGTTATAGAAGCGGCACAAGAAGACGAACGTGTTGTAGGTAGCATTGAGGATAGGGCAAAGGCCCGTAAACAGGCAAATGCAACTTATAACGCTGCTGAAGAAACTCCCCGTGTAGTTGTGGAGTCTCGGGAATCCGAAATTTTGGAAGTGGAGTATCCAGGGGTGGGTGATGAGCCTCCAGCCCCGACTAAGCCGAAGTTTGAAGTCGTGGCTTCCTACGAGGATTCTGTTGATGTTCAAGTGATTAAAACTTTTGATCAAAAAGGAACAAATTTAGAATTTGATAAGAATGATCGGAGTCAGACCCCTGATGAAAACGCTGGGGTTCCCGTTGCTAAATTAGGATCCCCTGTACAAAAAACTATGATTAAAGATGATAAAGACGTTACCAGTGAGCTAGACCGTTTGGATAGCCCAAACCCTGTCAAGATCACACCTCCTGTTAAAGAATCTAAATTCAAGTGGGATAACACTAAAGGTAGAAGAATAGACCGTATTCAAAAAGCTGCCGAAAAGTACGGTAATGACCCTGTGGCTTTGGCAAAAATTACTGAAATTGAAGGTGCAGCTTTTGGCAAGCGTGTTCAAGATATAATAGCTAAGAAACAATAAACCCCCCTTCCGTTAATCATATTATAAAAATTTCCTTATTAGGGTCATTTATTATTGGAGGTTTCTTTAATCATGTCGCAATATCGTAAAAGGGCTAGCAGTCAGGCTACTTGGGCTTTGTTAACCGAGGGTGTTACTCGTTCACGTTTGGAATCCCACAGGCTTCGTCACATGGTGAATAGGGCTTTGCAGATTGTAGAGAGTTCACCTGCTAAAGAGCATATTTATCAAAGGGCCGGGGATATTATTGAGGGTATTCCAGAACGTTTAGATCAAATGGATATTGCTTTGGACAGAACTAGTTTGGCTTTGGCTAAGATGGGTGAGGATTTTCTGGACGCTCGGTTGCCCATATCCGATAAGCGGTTGGTTGAAGAGGCGGTATCATCGGCTTTTGGCAAGCCTAAGCTTAAAGAATCCGTTTCTGAACGTGTTGCCAGGAAGTACCAAGCCCGACGCTTGCGGTAGGTTTGTTCAATGATCCGTCGAAGCAGATCAGTTTCGGATTTATCAGGGTATAAAACCTTGGTACATCCTATTACAGAAAACCACGAACCCCATAGTGTTTTACCGTCACCTCCTAATACAAGATCAAAACCCGTCGGGAAGCCTTATTTTAACGTCCCCCCTGGGTCTGATGAAGGCCCTTATGGTGATGGCCGTAGTTTGCATAAAGATTTGGTGCGTACAATGGCCGTACCAGGGGCGGATTTTGATGAACATCCTTGGGTGGATAATTCTAGAGGGTATAACCAAGTCAGGCCCGATATAACAGCGGCTATGAACGGCCCGCCCTACCCCGGCACTAATAAACAAAAAACTCAAAAAGGCCAAGCTAAAAAATATTATAAAGATTACTACCGTAAAAACAGGCAAAAAATAAAGAATAATACTAAAAAATGGTATCGAAAGAATAAGACAAATCCGAAATTACAAAGGGATAAGCAGCGCAGGCGGGATAAGCCCCAAGCGTTTGAGCGCAAACCAAGCGGGGGTTATGTCAGCAATAAAGAAAGGGCAAAAGACAATCGGAAAAAAGCCATGATTGAATTCACCCTAGACCCCATCCCTGTTTGGTTCATGGAAATTGACGTATGGGGATGGGTCGTAGGGGTAGATGTTGACGAATTTTTTATTATCGTTGAGTTCGATGACGACACAGAATATTTTGACTTAGAGGAATTTTTTGATATCGTGGTTATCCCAGATGAAGACGATATTGACAGGTTTATTGATTACTTGGATAAGGTGTTTGAATATCATGATATTGACGATGTTGTTGATAGTGAGGATATAGTTTTAGGTAATGATGCTTTGGATAAAAGGGCCGATGGTTTAGGGACTATGATCTGGAAGCCTGAAAACACTACCACCCCACCGGATCAGTATTTTACACGGGGGGATTCTTATGTGTTTTCCGGCCCCGAACGTGAACCAAGTAATCTATTGAATATAACTGAAACCTATAATAATCCCGGATCGACTAGGGTTATCCCAGAAGGCCATGATTTCGTGAATAAGATGGCTATGAAAATACCTGAAATACGAAATAATAGTAGCAAAGACCTTATTCAAAAATCCAAAGCCGTAAGGATTAAGTTAAAGAGAGTAGATTCTGCCAACTTGATGTGGCTGTTTGAAGCCGACGGGTCTGAGGAGACCCCTTATAAAATCCGTGTGAAATTAATCAGGCCGAGAAAAAACATAACCCGCCCTGAAAAGTGTGATGTTTTTGTGTCATGCTCATGCCCGTTTTGGAGGTGGCAAGGCCCCGAATACTGGGCAAAAACCAACGATTATTTACTAGGTAGGCCGGTGGGCACGGCTGCCTCACCTGATATAAAAGACCCCAATGGTCATCATTGGGCCTGTAAGCATATTCTGGCAGTGTTGGATCGGATGGGGACTTATAAACTACAACAAGCAAAAACAGCATCTTATCCGTTTATTGTTGGTAATGTCTATCATTGGGATGTGTTGCTGGCCTGTAGGGTTGCCAGTAGGTATAAAAAATAAGAGGATAACTGAAATGCCCGTCTATAACTTCAAGTGCCCTAATTGCTTAAACGGTTTTGATTTGGATTTACCGATGTCAGAATCTAAAAATGCCCAGGCTTGCCCTGATTGTGGCATTATGTCTAAACGTTTGTTAAGTAGTAACATACAATTTGCTTTATCAGGGGACTCTTGGCCGGGGAAGGCTGTTAAAGTCCGAGGGCAGATGGCTGAAAAGAATCGCAAATTAAAATATCGGCAAAGTGAGCACCATCCAACAGTGGAATTAATTCCTAATGTTGATGGTGAACAAGTGGACTCTTGGGCTGATGCGGCCAAGTTAGCAAAGGAACGGGGTAAGAACGTTGCCTCTTATGAGGCACGGAAACGGGGGAAAAGAACATGAGTGTATACGGGCCTTTAGATCTAGCTCCCAGAATAATGCAAAGATCGTCGCATTTAGTTGACCTTGCTGTTCGTAACAGGGAGGGTACAGATCGTTATAGGTTGTGGGGGTCTAAGAAGGTTAATGATGCTTATGGGGATTTGGATGGGGCGGATGTAAGTACTGAAGACCCTACACTTATGTTGGAGACCTTGAAGGATAGGGTGTCCCAGTCTCCTTCGGTTATTAAAAGTGGGCGGATGCTAGACGAAAATCGTCGGGGTCAGACAACTTTTATGTTTGACATGGATGATTTTCTAAATTTAGCAGGCAATCCCTTTAACGGTGATGACTTTCCTGTTTATGTAAGGGTTCAGGAACACAGGGCTGGGGCATGGCAGGAAGTTCAAGGGGCGGTGAACAATGGAAAACCAATTTTAGGTCCAATTTTAGTAATCCCACCGCCCAAATTTTATGGGGCAGTGACAGGAAGTATTACTATTTCCGGGAACGCCCCAGCGGGTACTGATTGTGATTCCGGGGAGCCTCCTGTTGTTGATATGTCTATGCAAGATCCGACCCCCATGCATATTATATTTCCTAAACCCTGTACTAACATGGTTATAACAGCTACTGATAAAGACATGTTGGTTTCTTTCGGGTTATTTGAGTCTATGTTTCTTGTAGAGGCTGGAAAATCTGTTTCTGTAAGCGGTAGGTATAAAGAAATTGTCTTGGCTGCAAAAGAGGACGCAGCTTTTTTTGAATTAAGGGCGACCACAGGCCATGTCGGATAAAGTACAGGCCAACGATTTTGGGTAATCTTTCTATAATTATCAAATAATAGAAAAGGGGAGACTGGCTTCCCCTAGCTAAAACATGGAGGTGTCCTATGCCCTTTATCTGTTTGGTGCGGGAAGATATCCCGGACGGTACTGTTTACATCAAAAGCCTTAGATCAGAATCGTTGCGAGTTCCGGCATACGATCCCCCTGGTCAAGCTCGGTATGTAAACAGGGTGCAAAATGATCCTTTGTATTTGTCAGCAACGGGGGTGGTCCTACAAGACACTTATGGTTTGGCCGCTTATTTGGCCGATACCGTAGAACCTACTGTTGGCATGGGTGATGTTTGGACGGCGGCTCAACTCAATGAAGCAGCCGCTTTGATCATCGGTCAAATGGATGCTGGTGGTGTTTTGACAGAAGCTGCTATTAATAACTTAATCAATCAAGTTCAGGGTGTGGATAACGTTGATGTTGATTCTGCTAATTCTACCTTTGAAGTAGAAGAGATGTTGTCCATAATGGCAGGCCGAGGGTATTTGCTACCAGCGGGGGCCTCAAAGATTTCCGCTGTTAAGTGGGATTTGGACCGTAAGGGTGGTTTTGGTAAGACCGTGATGGTTCACGATACCAGAATGTTGGGTGGGGAAATCCGGCCCATGAATGTAGGTGGCGATCCCGTCCTAAAAGAAATCAAACCGATTAGGCACACTTATGTGTCGAAAGAATTGTTGGACTCTATTGCTGACGGCGAGATAGCTGTGTTTATGGCTAAGCTCGGTATGCCCCCCGTGACATTGTGGCCTCAAAGTGGGGTGATCCCAAGGTTTCCCTGGGCATATCAAAAGAATCTGTTTGAACAAGTTGATAGTGCCACGGTTATTGTTGTTTATAATGACAACGGCACTTTAATGGTATAAGGGAGGTATAAAATGTCAATTGCAAGAGCATATATTATTCCCGTCCGTTCGGATTGCCCTGGGGCGAACCTTCAAGTGCTGGACCTGATTCCCAATACGTCCCTACGGTTGGAGTACTACGGTCCGGCTATGAATCATCAAAGGACTGTAGTGAAGGATGGCCCTCCGGATTCTGGTAGGTACATCCCTGGCCAAACTTTCTACCTGCGGGGCGCAGATAGCCCCGTTGGGGAGACTTTGGTTGTGGGTGATGCTTATGCCGGGGGCACACGCATGACCGTTTTGAAGGCTGCTTCTGACGCTGTGGTGGGGGATACTACAGGGGGCGGTAATGATTGTTTTACAACCCCGAAAACCGAGTTTGGTTTGGCCGCATATTTGCGTGAATGTGTACAGCCCGGTGGCGTCGCTTTGGCAACCGCTGGCCGACTCGATCCAGCCGATGCCCAGACGTTAGCCCAATCCATCATGGCTTTGGTATATTTTGGTGAAAACCTGGATGTTGAGGAAATCAACGAAGTTCTTTGTGATATTCATTCAGGTGGGACAGCGGGCACTGATTTTGACGGTAAAGCGGTTAATTCCAAGTCTTTTGGCGATGTGGAAACCCTTTTGAGGATTTTGTCCGGAGAGACCTATATCGTGCCTAGGAATACCATTATCACCAATGAAGATGAGGAATTCTTGGGTAAAGATGAACGGAATATCCTGGTCGAAGCCGCAACCCAGGGTAAGTTCTACTCTACAGGCCGGTTTTTGAACCCTGATGAACCCGGTTATGTGAGATTGCCCGTTGTGGAACTGACGGGGGCTTTGAGGGCATCGGCGGTCGAGGGGAACCTTCGTGGTTGGACCAAACGCCATCGGTTTACCAACCCTAATTTTGCCTATGATACTAATGGCATCATTCTGGGTAAACCTAGGGCCGTACAGTGGAATGGGGTCCCCGTACCACCCACAGGGGAGACCGAACTGGTAGCCCGTGTTTATACCTTTGAAGGTGAGTTGATCGAAGACTAGCCTCGCCCCCCTTTCACTATTTTGTCTATAGCTTTTCATATTACAGGGTGTTCTAATTTTGTAAGGAGACTTAAGTAATATGAATACGGAAAATAAAAGAATCCGAACGGCTGACATCTATTTTGCCGCTTATCTTAAAGTTGCTGGGGTAGAATTCCAAGGCACGGAAAGGGAAGGTAGCAGGGTTTATTTTCTGTTCGGTTGCCCTGAAAGTTCAAAGGATTTGAAAAATCAGTATTATAATCGAACGGCCAAGGTAGCGGCTTTGACCTATGCCGATGAAGTAAAAACCATGAAAACTCTAACTTTCCTGTAAAAATAAGGAGGTTATGGTATGGCAATGGGTTGGCAAGCGTTTTTAGCGGTTTACGGATTGTGTTATGTTATCTAGAATAAAATCACTGTTCTAAAGTATTGGAGTTGGACAGCAAAAATCTTTGAATCTGTTTTTTATACGGGATTGGTAAGCGCATTCATGTTATATTTAGTTGTGGTTTTTATGGGGCACCCTTTTGAAAGCGTTGATTTATTAATCTGGGTGTTGGCGGCAAGTGCCTTTTGTGCAATAGTGAACCCGATTTTGTTTTATTTTATAGATGAGCCAATAGATGACAGTGATGATACCATATTTGAAGATGACGAAACCCCTGGTGATGGTTTTGAAGGGGAGTTTGTCATTGAAGAGGATGATGAAGAAAGTGATTTTGATGATATAAACGCTTTTAGGATTTTTCAGGACATATATTCCCAATGGTATGTTGAATTTTTATCTATTGACGATCATGATGAAGTGTTGGCTATTGTAGTAAGGGCCAAAGCTCCGGAATCTTTTATCCCTATCATTAGGGCGACATTAGAACTTATATTAGAAGAGGTTCCAGCGGATTGGACTCCGTTTGTTGTAGATTCTTTGACACCAGATGATATTCAATAAGGAATTGGCATGGTAAACATGAAACCCGGTCAAACTTTGGGTAGGGGGGATTTGAATATCTTTTTAGTAGATTCCCAGAATGTCCCGACCAACGCCGCTGAAATATCTTTTGCTTTATATTTTTATGATGAAAGCGGTCCCGTCCCAGTGGAGGTTTTGATAGGCGACCCTAATAGAACCCCTGTAAATCCACAGATCGGTGAGTATTATGCCGCCCTGCAAGTGCCCCCTGCGGCCATTTCGGGCGAATATCATATCAAGTGGACCTTTAGACAATATGTTTCGTCACCAGTGCAGCAAGTAGTTCAAATTTTTAAGGTGCTTGGACAGAATAGCACTTTGGGTATTGAAAGTTACAGCCTTGCTTCCCGTATGATGATAGATAAGCTACGGATGCATTTAAGAGATCAATGTGTGGGGGGTGAAGAAGAGGTCGAGGTAGAGATTGACGGGGGTTTGATTACTGTCCGCATGGACGATCTTTGGGATATTCTGATAGGGCAAACTAAACAACATGAAAAGATTCAGGCTGCTTTCAAATCGGGAAAACTACGGACTAGAACGGTGTCCCCTACCGGCATGATTGAATGGAAACACATTATCATGGTGAACAGGGCCGAAGTCCCGTGGGAAACAATCTATAGGGGGGCAACTGAAAAAGGCCCGTTTGTACTTACGGCAGGCCATCGAATTTTTATCAGCCCCACAGAAAAGATCACTATGGAACAGGCATGTAAATCAGGTTCAGGCACGAGCTTATTGTGTGTTTCCAAAGATGGTGAGCCTGATCCTATCCAGGGCAGTTGGGGCGGGGATTCCAAAGTTGGAATTTGCTTGATGCAAAATTGCGGCGAAATTGAACATCGTCAGTTTATGTATGACCTGACTACAGAAGATTGGCATAACTTTATACTTATCCGATCAGGTATTGTAGTGTCAAACTCCCCGGATAAGTTTTATCATTTTAGACCCCCAGAACATGAAGGGGATTTAGGGCAATATAACAGGGTTTTTGGACAAGTATGGGAAGATCGTGAATTATATGAGTACCTAGTGTCCGCCTTAGACTGGTGGAATATGTTTCCCCCTATGAGTCATAGCATGGCATCGACATTAGACCTGATGGTTTCTGGAATGCCATCTTGGAAGACAGCTATAATTTGGTACGGGATAGTACAAGCCTGTTTTGCTTTAATGGCCAATTGGACGGTAGACGAATTTTCATACTCCATCGGGGGGGTTAGCCTTGATATTGAAAAATCTAGCAAGTATCAATCCTTAATGGATGCGGCAAATAATCAGTTTGATAAGGCCACAGAAGCCAAACCCCGGACGGTTAAGTTTATAAAAGGGTTGCAGCAGCCACGTCATGGCCTGGGCACCCGCAGCGCCTTCGGACCAAATTTAGGCCGTGGAATCCTGTCTCCCAGAAATTTTATTTAGAAATAAGTTTATACGTTTCTTCACATTTTCAGTATTTTTTCTTATATCATTTTCCCATAATATAAGACATTTTATATTAAGTTTAGAATAATAGTCTAAAACTTCCTGTTCATGTTCAATTCTTGATTTTCCCCGCACTTTTGGACCATGCCAGTAGTCGCCAAAAACCTCTATAACTTTACAAACACGAATTTCATTTAATGACAACCCATCCCTATAAGCCTGTGCCTGTTCCGCCGTCAAGACTACGAAGTCGGGATTGCGGGATCGGCTTTGGCCTGAAGCCCTTATCCAATATGAACCGTCACCTGAATAAATAATATTATCTGGTAAAAGTGTTTGAACAAATTGCTCTAATTGATTGGGGAACTGGTGATCTTGGTTGATCCACAAACTTTGAGGTGGGAAAGGAACTCCATGCTTACGAGTCCAGGTATCTTTTATTTTGATCTTGACAGCTTCAACTTTAGCAGGGTTGTCAACGCCATGCTTTTGAATCCAAGTTTTACGGGCTTTTTTCAAAACTTCGGGGCATTGTTGTGAGTGTTTGCCTCCGTGATTTAATAAATTAGTTGCGTAGGCTTGCTGTTGGATTGTAGGGACAAGAAAATGGTGTTCTACACCGTACTTTTCAATGTAGCCTTGAGTAAACAATTCTTTCCCTTTATCTGATTGCATAGGGTGATCCGTCCCGAATCGTTCCTGACTTGTTTCTTGAAACTTGACCTTAAAAGCATCCGTTCTAAAGAAGTATTGATCCCCGTATCTAGCTTCGGTGGTGGCCAAAGTCTTTTCACGGATTTCTGGAACCTGTTGGGGGTTCTCCACACCATATTTTCGTAACATGCCAGCTCGTGCCCTTTTTGCCCCTTTCACGCCTCCTAGTGGGTTTTCATGGCCATATCGTTTTAGGTTTGTTCTATGGCGTTTTTGTTTTACTTCAGGGTCATTTGCCCGATTATTATCCCGTAATCTAATTTGGATTTCTGGAGCTTTGGATACATTATCAACACCGTACCTTTCCATAACAGTTTTTTGCCGTGCTGCAAGGACGCTCGTGGCTATTGTAGGTGCATCAGGAAACAGCTTTTGATAATCCTCTTTTGTCATGCCGTCATGGACTACTTTAAGGTGATCTGATAATCTTTTTAGCCTAATTTCGTCTGGTGGGCATAAAAGGCATGTAGTATAATCTGTGCCTAATAAGGAATCATCGGACCATAACCTTCGCTTGAAGTGTTTGTCAAAATTAAATTCTGAAGGCGGGATTCCTATCACTTCTGCCCATTTTGGGCACCCGTTTGTATGTTTAGGGATACCTTTATTTGCTATAAGTTTTCCACAGGCAGGACATTGAACCTTATTAGACATTCCCATAACCCCTATAATAAAGGCTCTTATAGTATGCCTAAACCAAACTAAAATTGCAAGGTATTTATAGGTCCAAGTATCTTTTATTTAGCCTAACGTTGCCTTTACACCCCATTCTTTGAACGCCTCTAACAGCCTTTGGGCATCTTTATAGAATTCAGTGCCTGTTTCTATAAAATTACCGTCATCGTTTGGTGAGTATTCATAGGTAATTTTTTTGAATTTGTTTTCAGGTGTCCTTGTCACCCTGACATTACGGACGGTTTTTCTAAGAATTTCGGAGTTTTGGGCTATTTTTGCTTCAATTTTATCGACCCCTGCTTGGTCATATTCAAGGTTATCTAAAACCATGTCTATGAGGGGGCCATTATCAAACTGAACTGCCCCGAAATTAAATCCCCGTCCCCAAGCCCCCGTAACCCAATAAGGCACAAGTGTTCCGGTGGCCCCTGGGACAAGCCTACTGTCATACCGTGTAAGGTCTTCTTTCAAAGTAACTCTAATTGGTTCGCCCATCCACATGATCTTTCCCTCCCTAATAAAAGCGCTAGCCGCTAGATCTTAAATACACTAAATGTTGGAAAAACAAACACGATGTAGGAAACCCTACATAAATTTTTTAGACCTTTTAGCAATATCAAATAGTTATTGTTGGCATTATATTTGCAAAAGTAAAAAACAGGTTGTGTTTTTTGGGGGTGATGGGATCATGGCCATGAGTGATTTTACAGTTACTGCTATTATCGTCACTAATGTTTTACTTGGGTTGGTTACTCTAGGTGTAGTGCTTGCCTGTGTGTGTTTGTCCCTGATTAAGGTTAGAAAAGATAAACCTATCGGCTAAATAATCTATCTATAATTTTATTATTAGTGATGTACGTTATTTTGTTTATAGTTTTGCATTAATGCAGATGTCCTTTATGGTTTTTGAGGGTTATTTTGTCTGGAGGGCGAATTCATGACACGGTTGGAAATTTTGAGACGGAGAAAAGCGGCTAGTTTGGATAGCTTGGCAATGATCAGGGTTGCCCATAAATATCCCGAAACACGAAAATATTTGGTACCAGCAATTCGGAAAATAGCCTTAATTGAAATGATTTCTGATGATGATGACGGTATTCTGGCGGGTCGTCAACATGGCAGCAGAAAGGACTATGGTATGACGGGACCGAACAGACGGGGGCAGGGAGAGTGGACCCCTGTAAAAAAAGATAAGTGTTATTATGAGACAGGTGATCCCAAAGATCGATGCTACATGACCATTAATGGGGCTCCGGGCGGGGGGGAGTCTAAGAAGAAGGAGACAACCCCAACTTGGGTGGAATACGAAAAAGCTCGATGGCCTGATTATTGGGCTGAAAAGGGGTTTGGAAAAGAAAAATCCGAAACTAAATCCAAAAGCAAGAAAAAGAAAAAGTAGCCGAGTTTTCAAACGTTCATTTCCTAAATCCATTATTCATTCTATTGTGTATAATCTATAGATAGATGTTCTTTCGTGATAGGTTTATGGTTTCTACATACTGGGCAGTTTTACATAACGGTTTTGCTGTTGTATTAAAAGCCGTGACAGTTGATGATTCTGACACCACTAGGGTGTTGGAAAAATCTGGTGTGATGTTAATCCCCGTTCAAGACCATCTTGTTTGTCAAACATGCCCCCACCTGGGGAAGTGTATGGACAGTCATTGGGTTGAAGGGCGTTTTTACGGGCCGTCTTTAACCGATAATAACCTTTCTTTAGTTTCTGTTTGCGCTCATTGTAAGCAAACAATTCTATCGGCTGCTGACGGGTTTTCAGAAACTGTTCCTGATCAATGTCCTAGGGTGATTTTTGAGGGGCAAAATTGTCCGGCTTGTGAAAATAAAGTTTTATCATGGGAAGTGAATTGAACATCGAATCAATTTGGTTTGTTTATGTGATCCGGTCTTTGGAAAAACGAAGTAATGGCCGTCCGGGTTTTCATTATGTAGGTTGCACTACCGATCCTTGCAGGAGGATCAGGCAACATAACGGGGAAATAGCCGGTGGGGGGCGTTACACGGCCAAACACAGGCCCTGGACCCCGGCGGCCCTGTATGGACCCTATTTATCCCGTTCAGACGCTCAAAAGGCCGAATATGCCCTTAAACATGGTAAACGGGGAGTTGGCCGGACTAAATGGTCTACTAAAGATTCTATATGGTGTAGAGGTGAAGGTCCAACACATCCTTGGGTGCTGGACCCTACTGTTAAACCCAAAATTTTAGGAGTTTCGGATCATGAATGAATACTTGAAAGCCTTGGTAGATTCTGGCAGGTTAGATGACATTGTTGACGCTTTGGAAAGGGGTGTCTTTGAGGGTACTGATGACGGGCTGGAAGATGATGATTTGATCTCCATTGAATTGGAATTAGAAGTGGCTAAAGATCTATTGGAAGCCTTGAGGGATTTACTTTAGTTCATAGTAAGTTACGGATTTTTGTTTCAAATTCTTTTGCTTCCAACCCTGTCAGGCCGGATTCTTTTATAGCTATTTTTAACATTTCAGAAGCAGGCACCCGGCTGATCACGGCCATGGCCCTGATAATGCCCCGTGCTTCCATTTTTGATAGTAATAAGCCCTTTTGCCTTACATCATAGTCTTCAAAGGCTTCCCAGGTAAGTGGAACCCATGCCTTTACTATTTCTGACATGGCATAAGCATATTCACGGACTTCTTGTTGGGCATGATGATCCATTCTTAATGATAGGAAGTTTAACAGGTTTTTTAGATCGATCTTCCAGTAGGCTTCGGTATATGTAGATAGAGGCAGGTCTTTTCGGGCTTGTTCACGGGCAACCCCGAATTTTAGACGTTCATCATAAACATTACGGGCAATTTTTTGTAAGGTTTGTTCACGTTCTGATAAATAATCCCCTGGGGAATCCGCAAGGTTTAGATAATCATCAGGCCATTCTGTTAAAGACCCCAATGATCCTTGCTTATTATCTATAGCCTGTAGACGCCATTGATCGGGTGGTGTTTTTTGACAAGAATCAACGGCTTCGGAATATCTAGTGCTGTATTCATTGATACTAGCTGTTCGATGCCTGACAATTTGTCGCCAACAATCCATGGGGACACGGAGTCTAAATTTGATTTCACACATCTCGAAAGGTGACGTGTGTTGATGGCGTAATAAATAACGGATTAAAGTTCGATCTCGGGACACTTGCTTTGTTCCGGCCCCGTAAGAAACACGGGCTGCATCAACAATGGCTTGGTCACTTCCCATAACATCGACAAGCAGGACATGCCCGTCATCTAAAACTTTGATAGGCTCTTGTGTGAATTGAATCAAGTGTTCTGGAATCATAAGGTTTAACCTCCCTTGCCGTAATCTTTCTATAATTTTATCCCTATGGGGATGGTGTATAATACACTGTACTCTTTCTTTGTACAGGAGTGAAAATAAAATGGACGAACAGAATCAGGCCCCGGATGTTGCAGGTGAACAGGCGGAACCCGTGGACCCCACTATTATTGGGAAGTTGGAAGATCATGAAATGAATGCTTTGCGATCTCTTGAGGCCCAATCCATGAATATCCAAACTCAAATCGGAGGGTTGGAGGTCCGCAAGGCTCATTTGTTGGGTGTCATGCAACAATTGAGGGATCAAGGCCAGCACGTGTTGGATACCGCAGCGCAGAGGCTTGGTATCCAACCGGGTGAACAATGGACCGTGGGATCTGATGCTATTATTAGACGGACCCCTAATCCGTAAGGAGCGTTTTTATGACAACGGGCTGGGAACCCTTGCCGCATGAGCAACCGTTACCGCCTAAAAACGGGACTGTGTATGCCCCTTATATGAGGGGTGCTTTAGATATACGGTGGGATAGCCCTAATTTATTAGCCGGGAACTCTAAGTTCACCGTAGTGGGTGTGAACATCTACCGGTCCGATGTTTCTGATAGGGGGCCTTATTATAGGCTTAATGAAAATCCTATCGGGGGGACATTTTATCGGGACCAGACTGAAATATCAGTGGTTTGGGAAACGGTGGACTGGGCTACGGGATGGGCGTTTAAGGGTGATGCCCCAAGTGACCCTAGATGGGTATTGCGAACTAAAAACCCCATCTATAAGAAAGGGTCTGTGGATATCGCCGAACCGGTTTTTGCCAACAGCCCTGTTGATGTTATTTTGGTTATCGATAACGTGATCGTCCCGGTGATGGAAGTTTTCGGCCCTAATGGGGAAGTTACCTTATTCAAAGAGGGTGTTTTTGACCCCCTGGTGGAAAAGGTGGACAAGCCGATAAGGCCCGGTCCTGATTCCGTTGTGGAAATATGTTACCACACGCTTCGTAACAGGGTCGTGACAAACCTAGCCCGGAATTTATTTTATCGGATAACAACGGTGGTCTTGGATCCTGAAGCTGAATTGGGTTTTAGGGAAACTGATCTCAATTATTGTCAAACGGTTCAAACCACTGAAACTGAAACATTGGATTATATTTGGCGTGAGGCCGTCCGCAGGAACGCCTGGATTGCCCAGCAAGGTGGTGAACGGGTTAAGGTTTTTATCAGGCGGACTACGGGGATACCGTGTTCTTGTGGAATTGAAGATCGGACCCGTGAATTTTCTAAACAGCCGTCAAACAGGTGTCGAGTCTGCTTCGGTACGGGTTTCTTAAATCCTTATGAGGGGCCTTATGATATTTTAGTGTCCCCGGCGGATTCTGAACAAAAGATAACCCAAACCATGCACGGGCGGCGAAATGAATTTACTTATGAGGTTTGGACAGGGCCTTCCCCTGTAATCACACAAAGGGATTTTATTGTTAAACAAACGAATGAAAGATATTCAGTCGGGCCAGTAAGGCGACCCACTAATAGGGGAAATCTTTTACAACAGCATTTTAACATGGCTTTGTTAGATGATGGGGATATCAGGTATTCAGTGCCTATCTATGGTCTAGATGGACAAAAATGGCCCCAAACTCGTTATAATAAAAGACCTGTGCAACCGCCCCCCGCAGTAGGGAATGAATTAAGAGGCCCTGAATGGATGGCCGATCCAAATGAAGTTCCCCATGAAACAGGCCCCGTTCCTGTGGCTCCCTTGGGCACTGAAAAGGCAGAATGGTCTGATGAATTTGAACAAAGAGGCCGGACTGCCGTATGGGAAAATATCAATAGGGGGCATGGCAAATGAGTCGTCGTTTGAGGGGTGTTTACGGGAAACCTTTAGCTAGAAAACTTGAAACGACGGTTACTAATGATCTGATAATAAAGATGGGGGATATTTTTGTAAAACATCTAAAGGCAGAATCTAAGAAAGAATTTGCCAAAAGAGGTTGGTCTGGACGTGACCCGAAGGGTGGCCCTAAAATATGGGATTCATTTTCGGTCAAGACCCACCCTAGTTCTATAATTGTTGAGTCAACTTTTTATGGTATGCGGGAATTGACAACAACGGGTATTCCAGAACGTAAAATGACATGGCTTACACAAGAGGGTCAGCATAAAAACCTTACGGATACATCCTTTATAGGTTTAGGGAAAGCTGGTGTCCGTAAAGCACCATCAAGAAAACACGGAAAGGCTAAGTTAATTGTCCCAATAAAAGACGACAAGGGTTATGTGGTGTTTAGAACTGCCCCTTTGAAAATTAAAGATGCTTGGATACATCCCGGCATAGCAAAATTTACTTTCGTTCAAAGGGCATTAAAAAAAGCCCATGAGGAGTGCCAGAAAGTGTATAGCCAAACGGCTAAGCAAGTAGTGGTTGATCAAATAAAGAGGGGGTTAGGTGCATGATTGAAGTTCGTATTCAATGTATTTGTAAAGCCATCCAATTGCCTGATTTAGGTGAAAAATTACATCGAGGGGATGTTTTATTTATATCAAAGACCAGGGCGGATAAATCGAAGGATTTAGCTACGGCAAAGGCTGCCGGTGCCGTCTTATGTCAGGAAGTCACACGGTGTCAGGAACAAAGACCTGCACCCCTGACTAAACCAAATCCCTACATCCTAAAGAAAGACCCGCACTCCAAAATCGAAACCAAAAGTGCCTCAAAACCGAAAATAGAATCTTTTGATCCAGATGAAATGGCTAGGGATATTGCAGAAAAGGTGGCCAAAGCATTAAACAGAACTGTCCACGTTCATACAATGGAACCAGAACCAGATTCTTTTGATTTTATAGAGGTTGGTGATTCAGAGACTGAACCCAAAAAGAAAAAGGGGCGTAGATCTAAGGAGTAATGCCATGACCACAAAACCTAGCTATAAAGTTTATTGCATGGTGGGTGCCAAAAAATGGGATATGGAATACATCAAAGAGGATTTGGTTCGCAGACAATGGGATCCTTCCTATACCATAGTGTCTGATATCCCCATCAAAGTTGTGACCGTCCCTGAAGGTTCGATTGTGATTGTTACAGATACGGATGCTTCGGATTGTGTCTATACTTTGGATTCTGAATTTGAAAAGGCTAAAGAAGACCCCAATCATTTTATTATTGTGCCTTTTAATATCTATGTAGCTAGTGTGGACTAGGAGTGACAATTGTATTTTCAACTGACAGAGGCCGTTAAAAGACGATTTATTTTAGAATTGCGTAGATTCTGGGCAACCCATCCGAAGTATCAGGATTTGGTTGACGGGATTCAGGGCAAGTACTCGTTTGATATACGGCCCCCTCACGGCATTATTGTAAAAACGGGATCGGCCAGCAAAGTTGATTTGTCGGCTGATAGTTATGTCGGGCGTGTTGTCTCCCATGTCATGCTTGCCAATTGGAAACGTTATCCCGGACATTCTATTGAATGGGTGCGGGAAGATACTCTGGCTCTTCAAGCTAATGGGGATCGGTTCCCAAGTCCGCCAGGGGTTTACTTTATCAACATTATTGAAGACCCTGACGATCCTACGCAGTTAGCTTTCACCGTAGATGCTATGTTAGATGTTTACCATGAGCAGGTACTCCCTATAGGTACTTCAGCATTGTTGCAAAACCCTCCCATTGCAGGAACGACACGGGTCTATGAGATGCCTGCTGACTACATGCTATACGAAGGCAAAAACTACGAATTGGCTCTAGATGGTGATGGGAAGCCTACGGGAGAGCTAATTTTAGCAGAGGAGTTGTCCGAAGGTCGTTATTTGTCAATTGACTATAGATATACCCCTGAACGTGAGGATGATCAAATACCTTATTGGCGTATCTACCCCAAACATGCGAATCACAAGGCCATCCCAGGTTGTGTTATAGCTTTTGGCAATCGAGTGGAGAAGGGGGATCGTCAGGTTATTGTGGTCCAAGAGGTGCGCAGCCCCACGGCTCTAGAATACGGTGGGCGATGGTCTTTATCAATAGATTTTGAGGTATTTTCTCGTGATGTTTATGCCCAACAAGAAATTGCGGATACGTCTGTAATGTATTTTTGGGGTTTGTTGCGGCCTAGGTTGGCCACTGAAGGTATAGAAATAATGGATATTTCTTTAGGGGGGGAATCCGAGGAAATTTATGATGACACTGGTGATGATTATTTTTACAATTCGTCATTTAGCATGACCGTTGAAACTGATTGGGCGATCCATGTCCCATTACCTATATTTTTGAGGCGTGTAGAAGCATTGTCGGAAATAAGGCTTCGAGAGTTAGCTCTTTTAACTGATGCTGAAGCTGCACAAGCGGTGCTGTCAAACATACAAGCATTGGACGCTTTGGGTTTGGAAGCCGTAGCTGACCCATTCTTTTTAGGTCGGGGCGGCGATACATACGAAATAATAAGATAGGGGGTGGGCGCATGGCTCCAATATATGATTATCAGTGTGAATGCGGTTTGCGATTTGAAGCATCCTCATCAATGGCAGACAGGGTAAAACCTAAACAATGCCCTGTTTGTAAAAATATGGCTCCTAGAAGGATTCCCGATAAAGTAACTGGGACTTTTAATGTGGAAACCAAGGGCATAGACCCACAAAATACAGGGGTTCATTCTGTAGATGCTAATTGGGATCGTGTGATAGGACAGGATTCAGAAAAGAAATGGGATGGGTATGCAAAACACCAAAAACGTAAAGACCAGATCAGCCGTGATTTGGGAGTAACCCGCGAGGATTTGTCATTAATGCCAGATGGAAACTATGTGGCAGCTAAACCTAAAGAAAAGGCTATACACCAAAGGGCCTTGGCCATTAATGCTAAGGCTATGGAAACATTCAGGGCCGAAGATTCAAAAAAGTCTCAATAATTACATTATAAAATCTTATTAAGTGTTGGGGATTCCCATAATCTGTCTATAAAGACGGTTAGACGTATGGTTGATTGGGCTTTGCCATCCCGAAGGCTGTTTCGGGAAATGTTAGAGAGGTAGGATTATGTCGTTTTCCAGTAGTAAAAACTATGCGCCCCCTGGAGTGTACTCCCAGTCAGAATTTGAAACTCCTATCCCCCCTGTAGCGTTGGAGTCCCTAAAGATTCCAGTGTTTATAGGCGAGGGTAATGAGTATCTTGTCCAAAGACAGTTGGAGATTGTGCGGGGGTCGAGTGCCACTGCCGATCAAAGAATTGTCATGGAAGACGAAACTAATCGCATGGTGGTTGACATCAACGCACAGGGTGCCGTGACGTTGGGTGGCTTTGATGGTGTTTTGGATCGCTTCCAGGTTGCCCACTATCCTATCACGTCGGGTGACGGGACGGGCAGGTCGTCAACAAACAGGACTGATGTGGTGGTTACTCTCAATAACCAACCCGTGGTAGTCCGATCTGTGGAAGGGGCTCGTGGGATTGTTCAAATTGCACAACCGCCCCAGCCCGGTGATATTCTGCGATGTACCTATTATTTTAAGCGCACCGACACTTTGATTACTGATGACCTGTCTGATCAAGTAAGCCCTGGAAGGGCCGTTGTCAGAGGGCTTTTTGGGATCGGGGATGTTAATGCCACGAATCCTACTGTCCCCCCCACCGTTTTGGATATCCATGATGATATTAAAGACATTAACGGTGTTGTGATTGTACCGGCCAATAATGTGTTGACCGTGACGGTTGACGGGGTTACGACTTCTATTAAAATTCCCGCTCGTTCCAATTACACAATGGCACAGGTGGCATCCGCCATTACCGCTGCCCGTGTAGAAACTTTGGAAGCCGTTACTGTTATTGATAATTATGGTCTGACTACTTTGCAGTTGATGGCCGATAACAGTTTGGTGATTCTGGAAGGTAGTGCTAACGGTTTGTTGGGTTTGGTAAAAGGCCAGCAGGATATAAGAACTGCGACTTTCTATACCTTCCAAGGCCCTATCGTTACCGGATCGGGCGGGGGAATTACTGCGACGGACCCTTCCCAAGTAACCGTTAAGGTTAATGGGATTCAAGTTATTCCCACAGCCGTTGATGGCACAAGCAGGGCCGTGACCTTGGCCGTGGCTCCCGCCGCTGGTTCAACTGTTACCGTAACCTATTATTTTAATACATGGCAGGATACTTTTGATTACTTGGCCCATATTAACGTCTCCGAAGTAGTTAGTTGTGGGGACAGTCCGGGGTCCACAGCTTATGCCCAGGACACTGATTTTATTTTGCAAAATGATAAAATTCTGTGGGGAACGGCTGTTACGGTTGAGTCTGGAATTCATACCGAACAATCAAGTTATTTTGGTAGTGATCAGGTATCGACTTTGTTGGTTGATAACAGAACTTTCTTGACAGAATGTGCGCCCGTAGTTTCTAATAATAACGCTAGTCAGACCACTTTCAGGCTGCCTTATGAACCTACTTTGGGTAATGGGCGTGATACCCCCTTGGGGCAGTCACTATTCCAGACCGTGAGTAACAGTCGAATTGACCTTCCCGTTAATCGGCCCGACGTTGTGTGGGCTTATTGGGGATGGGATGCCCAGGATGCTTTGGAAAGAGGCCGTGTACAGGTTTTGAAAGTTGAGGGTAGTGTTATTACTTTGGCCGAGCCCGTCCCGGTCGGAGCCCGTTTGTTTGCCACTTTCTATCACAATACCTTGACTGATGAAACTTTTATTCTGGAATGTGCGAATCCCGGACCTTCAGGAATCGGTACTTATACCATTGCCAAGGGGGAATCTAACACCCCGGTTTACGGAGCGACCTTTACACCTTCGAGTAAGGGTGTCTCTTTGAACGGGGTTGTGTTGAGTTTCCCATCGGGATCGGAATTGACCCCTGATGTACATTTTGAGGGTGTGTCAGGTAGCAAGTTCACCGGACCTGTAAACGAAACCGTTACCGTTCAGTTGGCGTCTCGACAAGCAACCCCGGCGAAGTTTTCCGCTCCTGGAGCCGGACCTTATGAATTTATTAAGGGTTTCTCGGATCATTTGAGATTGAGTGTTCATAATAGTGATTTGGGAACTAGCGGCATTGATTTAGACAATCCGTCAGAATGGAACGGGGGTTTCTTTGCATCCCTGGTAGGTAATGAAGTTCAATATGCTAACGGTATGAATTTTGATATCGGCGGGGCGGAAGAGGTTTTGTTGACCATTGACGGTGTGGACGTACTTGCCAAGACCCGCCAGAATATGACCGCTGTTGATATTACCGCCTTTGCAAATGCAATAAACGAAGCCGCAGGTGGACATCAGGGCAAGGCTACTACTACCGAAGCATCCGATACCGTTATTACCCTGCCTGTTAATGACCCCGGTAGCACATGGTCTAACGTGGACGGCTATTATGTCGGTTGGAAGGTGGTTGTTGGCAATCATAGCCTGGGAGGGGCCATCCCCGGCGATGAAACTGTTATCATGGCGTACAATGGAATAAGTGGTGTTGCCACGGTATCCCCAGCGTTTTCTGGCAATGTTGCTGAAAACACCCCGATTTATGTCTACAAGCCGGATTATAGATCGGCCTTGGCAGGAGCTACGGCGTTTTCGGGGCCTGTGCAACTTGCATCGGGCAAGCATGACCGTTTGAGTTTGGTTTATCACGGTAGCACTACCCCTGTTACACCTTTGAATATCGCCGTGGCTAAACCCACAGCGGTTGCAAAGGCTGTTGTGACGGTCGGTGCTGTAAGTGGGGGCGAAGTTCTTAGCATTGCAGGTGTTGACTTTACCTATGATGGCTCCCCCGATCCTTCAAGTCAAACTTTCAAGGATGCAGCTACTTTGATAGCGGCCATTAATGATGGTGTTTCCCAGGGCCTTCTTTTGATTGCTTTGGATCATGGTACAGAATCTGTCACCGCATCTGCTGGTCAAGCTAATGAGGTGGTGCTTACTTATACCGTGACAGGCCATCATGGTTTGGAAGTTACCCTGGAAACATCCGATAGTGTTAATTTGGTTATTTCGGGTGAAACCTTGGAGTTTGGTTCAAGCGATTATCAATTCCCGACCGTGAATGATCTGGCTAATGGCATTCAATCCGCTTTGGATATCGCTGTATCGGATGCCGTGATTGGCTTGCCTGATCTGGCTGGGCTGAAAATTGAGTGTGCCGCTAATGCTGAATCACAAGTTGAGTTCAGACTGCAATTGCCTGGGTTGGAATCATCTGGATACCTCCAGTTTGTTGACAACGCAAGTGACTTTGCAGTGTTGGCAGGTCTGGACACCGCCCTGAATGAAGGGGGTGGTCAAGCGGCATTGTTGCAAGGGCCAGTAGCCAAGACATACAAATGCCCTGCAACGGGTGCCCTGAAACCTTATGACAGGTTAATTCTGCGAAATAGAATTATGCCCGGAGGCGGCCCTGAATCGTCTATGAACGCTGATTCGATTATCGGGCAAACGGGCTTGGTGATTAAATCGGCTTCGGGTTTGACAGGTTTGGATATCGGCATGGAAGGTTTGGCCGAACGCACTGCAACGGTTAAGCCCGCTTCCATTGCCAGTAAAATGTCTTTGGCTAATGGTTTTGATTCCGATGCTGAATTGATAACGGTTTTCTATGACAATAGTGGTACAAAAGCTGCTAATAATGGGTTTGTGTTCACATTGGACGGGCATACGGTCAATGTAACCTTTGTTGGTTCAGGTTCCGGTGTTGTGACACCTATCGGACCTGCAACAAGTGCTGGTACGGATTCTGTCATTGACCAAATTCAGGAAGCCTTGGCCAACGTGGCGGGTTCACCTTTTGGCAATCGAACTCAAATTTTTAATTCCAAAATCGTTCGACAAGAGGGTTGTGGGATTAGGATTACGGGACTAGCCAGGGATACGGCCGCTAATGTCGTGATCCAGGCAGGGTCCGCAAACGGGGTTTTGGGACTCTCTGCTGGTAAAAATGCTTATAGAAAAGCGGTTCCGGTAAAGGTTTTGGCCTCGGCCCTTAATGCCCATCGTAATAGCGTATCCTTTACGGCTTATGTGAATGATTTTGCATCTAACGAAGCCTTGAAATTTGCTACTTACGGATTGGCTAGTGTTGTCTATGATGATTCTGGTCTTGAATATCTTTATGTTCAAGATGCCCCCACCCAAGTAGTAAACCTGGGATCAGCATCAAATTTGAGTTTCCATGATGCGGATTTTGCCAGTGCCTTGAATTACGGGACTTTGCTAGGCATTGTCGATGGTGACGGTGCTAGCGGACAACCTGCTATTAACGGATTCTTTGTGGTGTCCGACAATCCGGTTAAGGGATCGGGATCGATTAATAATTCTATCCTAAACCCAGGAGTAGGTCATGGAGGGATCGGACAACCCGGTTCCGGCCAAGACGGGATCGTTGGTCAAACATACCGGGATGCCGTAACGGGCCTAACATTTACCCTGTTACCTAGAGGATTCCAGGATAACCCCACAGGGCCGTGGGTAGCCTATCCCACAGGGCCTAATGCGACATTCCAGTTTGAAGTTGGTAATGTGTTCAAGACCAATGCTAATATCCCGCATTTGGCAATTAACGGTTGTGAACTTAAAGTTTCCAATACCGTTGATATCTATTCAGGGGATACGGCAAACGTTACTACTTTTGAACGGGGTGGCAACGAACCCGATATCGGTGATTTGTATTATGTGGATTATATCTATCAGAAACAGGATTTTTCGACGGGCTTTTACCGTAGCTTGTCCGCTATCGAAAGGGCATTTGGACCTGCTACACCTGATAACCCCTTGTCTTTGGCCGCTTACTTGGCAATCATTAATGGTGCCGTGATAGTAGGCTTGAAGCAAGTCCCCCGTGAACAAGGGTCAAACTATGCTTCACTAGATAGTTATCGGGATGCGATTAAGGAGTTGGAGGGGGTGTTGCCGGGGAATGTAAAACCTGATATTGTAACCCCATTGCGAGGGGATTCGACACAGCTATATCAGCTTTTGAAAAAATCCAACGAGATACAGTCAAGTATCAGGTATAAGTCTGAACGGACCTCTATTGTAGGCATGGCGGCTGGTTCGTTGCCCGTTGCGGCAGGGAACTTGGCCCAGAATCTAAGCCATTCCCGGATGCGGTTAGTTTACCCTGATTTGGCCATTGTCACTTTGCAGGATTCTAATGGTGTTTCAAGGGATCATTTGGTTGACGGGCCTTTCATTGCCGCAGCCTTGGCAGGGTCCATTGTGTCGCCCAATATGGACGTGGCAACACCGTGGACAGGCCGACGCTTGGTAGGGTTTACACAGTTGGGACGGCGTTTAGATGCGGTTGAACAGAATCAATTGGCCGTCAAGGGTGTGACGGTACTTGAAGAGCAATTGCCCTTCCTGCGAGTACGGCACGGCATGACAACCGACCTGACAAGTACCTTGACCAAATTGCCTACTATTATTCAGATTGCCGACGAAGTGCAACAACAGGCTAGAAACGTGTTGGGACGGTTTGTTGGG